TGAGGTCGCGGCCCTCCGAAGCAGCGTGGTCGAGCAGCGCCTTCGCCTCGTTCCAAGCGCGAGCACGCTCCTCAACCTGACGGTTGATGTAGTCGTTCATGATGTCCTCCTACGGACGATGAGTGGTCTGCTGTAGGCGTCCCGTAGAAGGGCGTGCCGGTCCCGTGGTTAGGGCGCGTGCATTCAGCGTACAGCAAAGGCCCGCGCTGTCACACGCGGGCCGATGCCGTGGTCGTCAGTCTTCGCAGTGGTTGATGCTCACCTGCATCGCGTCGATCAGTTCCGCGATCGCGTCCCGCGCCTTCCAGCCCGACTCCTGCAGGTCCACGAACGTGTCCATCGGCAGACCCGGCGCGTCCCACAGTTCGTCGTCGAGGTCCTCCATCTGCTCCTCGACCTTGTCATACGCCTGCCTGATCGCCTCGAGCGCGTCGCGCAGGCGGTCCCGCGTGTCCGTTGTCGTCATCGTCCTGCCTCCCATGCCGCACGCTTCTGCGTGCCGTAGTCGTGGTCGCACCGCTCGCACGGACCGTGCGCCTCGATGCCGTCCTGCCAGCCATCGCACTCCGTCAGCCCCTCAGCGATGTCGTCGAGCACGTCCTCCCAGAAGTCCGCCTTCGAGCCGTCACGCGGGTGGTACTCGTAGAGGACCGAGTGCGTGTCCGTGTGCCACAGCATTCCGGGTGCCGCGTCGATGACGTAGATGCCGTCACCGACCTCGTCGAGGGTCGCACCGATCCGGCGCGCCGCCCGCTCTACCTGCGTCTTGGTTGCCATGTCCTGCCTCCCTAGTCTCAGGCGTTCAGGGTGGTGCGGGCCTGCATGAGCATCGCCAGCGCTTGCTCGACGGCGCGCAGGTCACCGTCACCGTTCCGCATCATCCGGTCGGCGGCGGCGTCCACCGCGCGGCACGCCTGCGAGATGGCGTCGTCCGCGTCGTACAGCGCGTCCTGCGTCTCCTCGCAAACCTGCTGCTTCGGCTTGCTCGGCTTCTGCGTGATCCTCATCGGGTCTCCTTCCCGTGTCGTCCTACAGGGAAGTGTAAGCAAAGCCGACGCGCGTGTCAATAGGCTAGAACCGCCGATTTCTGCGGAATGGGGCCGATTAGACGGTCAGGCCCACTTCTTCGCCAGCAGATCATGCTGCTTCGCCTTCAGCCCGAGCAGGTTCGCAGGCTCCGGCTCCGGCTCCGGCTGCGACGACTTCACCAGCGCCGCGATCGCCTCCGCCTTCTCCGGGTCCACCTGCTCACCCGCCGCCAGCGCCTCGAGCGTCTCCGACAGGTCATCCACCGCCATCCCCGTCCGCTCCGACAGGGCCGACAGCGAACGGACCGCAGCGGTCGTCGCCTCATACGCAGGGAACCCCGTCACGACGCTCACCTCGTGCAGGGCGACCTCGCGGAGTTCACGGGTCCGCCCGTCCTCAGACCAGCGGTCCCCGCCACGCGGAATGGTGAACCCGAACGACATCTTGTCGACGATCCCGGCGCGCAGCAGTTCCCGCATGTCACGGCCCGCCGTCGTGTCCGGCAGTTCCGCCTCGACCCGCAGACCCCGGTCGTCCTCCGTCAGCGTCAGCGTCCCCGACCGGCGCGACGCGAGCACCATGTTCGAGTCGTGGTTGACGTACAGGCGGATGTCACGCTTCCGGTTCCGCAGGGACTTGGCGAACGCTCCCGGCGCGATCCGCTCGACGAACGGCAGCGGCTCTGAGTCCGAGTTGAAGACTGCCGCGTAGCCGACGAACGTGTTGCCGTCGCCCACGTCACGAATCTCGCCCTCGAACGAACGGAACTCCACACCGGAACCTTCGGTGCGCGGCTTCACCGGCGTCATCTCCATGCCCCTGCTCCTGTCCGCCTTCACCTGCTCAGACTTCCTGTCGAACCATGCGACTGCGTCATCGTAGCGCGACCCCGTCGGGATACCCCACAGCAGATGGGCGACAGCGCCGGGAGTGGGGTAGCCGTCCTCGTCGGGACGGGCACCTTCGGCGTCGAGGTCGACGCGGTGGCGTGCGGCCCATGCGGACACGCGCACGACCTTGTCCTCGGAAATCTCACCGGCAGCCATGCGGCGAGCCTCACGCACCGTCCGGTCCACCACCCCGTCACCGGACAGGCCGTCAGCGTGGAACTCGAGACCCTGCCGTGCCGCGTCACGAATGTATTCCGGCAGCGACAGGTCCACCTGCCGTTCCCCGAGATACTCCGAGTCCTCCGCCAGCGCGATAGCAACCGCCTGATCTATCGCCTCCTGCTTCGTCCCGTGACAGCCCATCACCTCACCGTCATCCTTCACGGTCGCCCAGCCGGAACACCCCTCAGCGTCGTCGTCGATGTAGTAAGGCATGTCAGCACTGCCTGAACGCGATGTAGGAGACGGTGTGCCCGGTCTTCGACGACACCGCGTACACCTTGTCCAGCGGGGCGAGACGGACCTGCAACTGCTCCAACTTGTTCACCCGCATCCCCGTCGACGTGGTCACACCCGGACCGCCAAGGTAAACCTCGTCCGTGTTGTCGTCATTGTGAATCTCGAGGCGGAACGGCATCGTGCACGTCTCAGGGATTTCCGTTGCCACGGTTCCGACCGCGACCTGTCCGCTGGTGATCGGCATTACTCGTCCTCACTCGCAGGCTCGGGGGTCGGCTGCAACTGCACCGACGGAAGGCCGGTGAACTCGACCGGCATGTCAAGGTAGGCGGCGACAGACTCCGGCGTGTATCCGGCGGTGACCAACTGCTGCGCGGCCTGCGCCTTCTGCTGCGCCGAAATGACCCCGGCGTCGGTGAGGGGCAGGTTCTGAAGCGGGACGCGATACTGGTCGCCGTCAGGGACCGCACGCTGGTCCTCGAGCGCCCGAACGTCATTGACGGACATGTATCCGGCGAGGAGCGCCTTCGAGTACGCCTCGGTGCGCGTGTTCAGGTCTGCCCGGACGAGCGCGTTCAGGTTGAACTTGATGAACGACTGCTCGTTGACAAGGAGGCTGCCGAACGCCGCCTCGAGCATCTCCGCGAACGGGCGGACCGTGTGCTCCGAGTAGAACAGCATCTGCTGCTCCACCGACGCGTAAGACACCGAACCGGGCGTCGTTACGCCGAGCATGAAGGGCGGCACGCGGAACAGGCGGCAGACTTCCTCGACGGCGTAGCGGCGCTGCTCGAGCAACTGCGATTCGGACGGGTTCACCGTCAGCGGCGACGCCTTCGCGCCGTTCATCAGGATCGCAGGACGGTGCGCCTTCCGCGTCCCCCGATGCTGATTCTCCCACGTCGCCTGAATCTCCTGCCGCTGCTCGAGCGTCGGCTCACCCGGAATCTCCAGCACTACACCGGGGAACGCCCCGTTGCCGAAGAACGTCGACGCGTATTCCTGCAGTGCCAGCCCGAGACCGAGCGACTGACGTGCCCCGGTCCTTCCCCGGCAGCAGCATCTCCGTCACATGCAGCACGTCCTGCGGCGGCAGCGTCCCATACCCGACGACCTGATAGCCCGCCCGGTTCGCCAGAACCGTCACATGCGTCGGGTTCAGCACCTGCAGGTCCACGATCCGTCCGACCGTGTCCCGACCAATGTGAACGAACGCGTTGCCGTCAAGCAGCAGCGACATCATCACCTGCTGCCAGAACGTCGTGCGCGGCAGCGTCAGCGACGGGCGTCCGACCCACGGGTCCCGAGGGCGGAACGGAACACGCTGCCCGTCACGCCGGATGTATTGGTCCAAAGGCAGCGTGGCGATCGTGTCAGCGATGAGACGGACCGACGCGTACACGGCAGACAGGCGTAGCGAAGTCTCCTCAGTGACACGAACGCCCGTCAGCGACGGACGCTCCGCAAGCGCACCCGACGCCCACAGATTCTGGAAGGCGCTGCTACGCCGCTCGAACAGGTTGCCCAGCACTATCGGCTCCGTTCCATCGCCAGCCCGAACGCCAGCACTCCTACTCCGAGCACGACCACTCCAGCCCACGCCGCGACCATGCCAACGCCGCACGCCACCAGCAGGATACCCACCACCTGAACAGCCGACGCTACACCCACACCCACTCCTTCGGTTCCACCTTCGGATTCTCGTGCCAATAGCGGCTGCGGTTCCACGCGATGACCCCAGCAATAGCCGCGTCGATCTTGCGCGGGGACGACTTGTCCTCCTTCGTAATGTACGCCCCCTGCGCCGTCTCCTTCAGCACAGCGTTGTCGACGTGACGTGCCAGCCCCGGATGCCCGTCATGCGTCAGACCATCCGAAGTTGCCGCCTGATAGAACGACGAGCACGCAGCCGCCATCCGCTTCCTCACGAACGTGTTGAAGGCCAGCACCCGGTCCTCACCGAACATCTCCGCCCACCGGCCCAACTGCTGCGACCAGTACGGCGGGTCCGCACTCATCTCCACCACGTCGAACCGCTCGAACGCCCTCAGCACCGTCGCCTCAACCTCATCGTGATCCACCTTCCACGCCTGCCCGCCCCCCGGATGCTCCCAAAGGCCCAGCACGAACAGATGCGGCACCTCCTCGACCGTCGCCGCAACCAGCGCCGTGCTGTCCCCCGAATAGGACCCGTCGAACCCGAGGACCACCTTCGCCTTCTCAGGCACCTCCCGGTCCGCATCCGTCAGCGCCGCCCACGCCCCCGGCGGCAGCCACCGTTCCGTATCCGGCTCGACCCACATGTTCAGGTGGTAGCGGCAGAACTCGTGCAGGGCGATCTCATGGAACCGGCGCTCGAGGTCGTCTAGCCGCTTCCACGGCTCCGGGTTCGCA